TTTTGAAAAAAAAACAAAAAATAAAATTAAAATTTTCGAAAAAAAAGTAATTTACAAGAATGAAATCTACCATAATATATTTCATTTGTATTTTACCCACGCCAAACGAAGCCATGCAAATGGATGTTTAGCTATTTTCGAAGATTATGGTTTTAATGAAAATTCGTTTAAACAGATTAAGACAAAATCATCATGGACCAACTAACTAATACTAATACAAATACTAATAATTGGAATTTATCCTTTAAAAGAGAAAAACAAGAGAAAGTAATCATTGATTTTTTGAATTTCCATCGAAATAAAGGGAAAGGAGAAACATCCACCAGCAATGATGATATAAAAATTCGATTGAAAGGTAATGGAAGTAAACGCAAGCCAAATAAAAAGGCTAGAGGCAAAACTAAAGCGGGGACTTCAAATAAAAATAATTTAGATGTAGATGTAGATGTAAATGGATCGAACACGTCAGGAAATCCGCTTTTAGAAGACATTAAATACGTGTCTGACTCCATGGGTTTGTTTATTACTGGACCAGCAGGTAGTGGTAAAACAGGCTTTATTCATAATTTAATGCGCAAACCTGAAGTCGCCTCTAATTTTGACTTTATATATTTTAATGCAGCTGATCAAAGAAATAAAAATGTAATATCCGAAATGACGAGTCAAAACATGACTTCACAAAATGTCCATCAAATGTTTTTTTCAAAAAGGAAACAGCTGGTTTTTATCATGGACGATATTAACCATATGAATCAAACGGATAAATTTGGATTAAATATACTTATAAAAATGTTACGCACTAAAAAAACTAGGAAACAAAAAGGGGAGATTACCACCAATATTCCGGTAATTTGTATTGGAAATAAGGGGTCCGATAAAAAACTAAAGGATTTAGCAAAAGGGTGCGTTAATGTATATTTATTACCACCATGTAAGGAGGAAATTGGAGAAATTATTTCCAATACTTTTCCTAGTATGTCTAACGGAAATGGGGAAGAAGTTAAAGAAATTCTATTAAATGCGATTGGCGGAGATTTACGCAAACTTGCTAAATATTTAGACCTAGTAAAACACTATAGTCATGATGGTGATGATAATAATAATAATAATGATCAAACTGACTTTTCTAATTTTTTAGAGTTGCTACAACAAAATAGAGGAGATGTAGTAAAAGAAAACTTAATATTAAACACTATTGATGATTCCATGACTAAACTGCAAGTCAAGAATTTGTTTTCCAATTATTATCCTATTATTCAACATAGAAATCATATTTTAGAAGCAGATAGAACAACGATTTCTATGATTTGGCACGAAAATGTTATCGATTTGAAACATCTACATCTTAATCAGGGAATCGAGCTTAATTCTAATATAAAGCAATACGTGAACTATTTGAAAAATCTCACATTTGCCGATGTTTTAGACCGAGTGACTTTTCTGAAGCAAATATGGCATTGTAGTGAAATAAGCTCGCTTATTAAGACCTATTACAATAATTACTTACTACATCATTCGGGTTATATGGATAATCATGATAATGATAATGATAATGATAATGATAATGATAATGATAATGATAATGATAATAGTTTGCAATCGAAAGAATTACGTTTTACTAAGATTCTAACCCGTTATTCAACTGAATTTAATAATACTTCCTTTAAGAATACCTTAACTCAACGCCTCATTATGGACCGCAAGGATTTAAATACATTATTTTACCATGGATTATGTAAAAAAGTGTTAGATATACAAGAATTATTAGAGCTCAATGATATTACCGAGCTCGAACAAAAAAGATATTTGAAGATGTTGTATGCTATGCTTGGAGATAGTGGAATTCAATCAGTCGCATTAGTTGATGGCTCATCGAGTGATTAAATTAAAGATTTAGCTTCAAAACCGGATTTTCATGCGTTTGTATAATTCTAATCCAGCTAAACCACCAGCAATAAGTGATATAATACGTGGCATAAGTTCACTTGCTGGCATTGCACCAGTCATTACCTTAATGATGTCCAAAATAGGATTGAGTGTAGTTTTAGAGAGGACTATTGCGATTAAATACGCAATAGCAATACCTACTGGTTGATCAGGGAAATTGAGGAAGATGTATGTAAACAACCACATACCGAAAAATTCATTGATAAAGGAATTCATATTTGTATATTATATCTTTACAAAATTAATTTTTTTTTTGTAGTTGTAGTAAATTGATTTTACTCTACAAATTTAGGTCCATGTTGATCGCTTCCAGCTACGCATTGAGCCTTGTGTTTTGTACAACAATGAGCCTTATCACAATTACCATCGGTCAATTCACGACATTTCGCATTTAACTGACTTGGATTGGGAGAATAGTGCGTGCAAAATTCGTCTGAGAATGCTTCCACCACGACTTCACCGCTGAATTCTCTTGTTTCTTTTTGAGGTGGTTTTTTGATTTCGGTAAACAAATTCTTGATATCGTCTTCAAAAACCAATATCATGAAAATAATGAGCACAACTAGCCATATGTCTGGGCGGTAAGTATTGTAAAACTCCCAGTTGGCTTTAACTCCAGGCAAATTCCAGAATGACCAACCATTTCCATTTGATGAACTAGGTACTAATGTAAATAAATACACTACTATAAGTAATGAAATTATAAGAAGAACTAATTTTACGTTATCCATATAGTTTATATTTGGAAAAAATATTCCTAATCCAAATATAAGCTAATGGCCGTTAATAATGATATCGAGGATAATCAAAGTGAAGATAATCAAAGTGAAGATAATCATGTTGAAACTGATATCAAGCAATACGAACTCTACGAAATAATGGGTCTTTTTGGAGTACCATATGAACTCAAAGACACTCATATGAAACAAATTCATGAAAAAACTCAGTCTGTAAGCAATTCACTTGGAACAGATCACCCAGAACTAGTGAGGTTTTATAAGAAAGCAGAACGCACCATGGATGTTATCCATCATTTCAGGAAAATTGCCTCGTTCCTTAATTCGCAATTTTACCCTCAAGCAGAAGAGGAGAAAAAGTGGATAGAAAAGGTCTATGAAATCCCCGGGTTTGAACAAATGGCGCTGGATGATTTAGTGAAATTAGTGAAAAACTATGTTGAATTGCAACCAACTCAGCTTCTTGGCAAAGGACCTTTCCCACAAACCATTATTGATAGCACTCAAAATAATATATATAATCCTGTTGAAACCTGGCATAAAATTAGTCCTGAATTAGGAGCTCTTGAACTTGAAAAACTGCGGTGTCCAGATTACTGCCAAGAAGTTGTGAAAGTGGTTTCTATTGACTCTCAATTTCGTGATAACTACTCATCGAGCTCATCCACTGATTTTACGATTACGCTCCCTATGCGTATTAATGGAGTTCGTCGTATGGAAGTTATTTCTGCTGAATTTGCTACAGCATTTTACACTTTTGATTCAAGGCTTGGTAATAATGATTTTGCTATATGTATGGAAGATTTATCAAACGGAACGGGACCCATAGATTATTCAATAAAAGTTCCAGATGGTATCTGGTATTCCAATGATTTTCAATTACTTATTCAGGAATATTTTGATAGTTCTGGTTCAGGAGCCTGGTTATTACCTTATTTAAAAATTGCGATAAGCAGCATCGATGGTAAAACCAGTTTTTCATTCAGGAGTCCTGACGAAATTACTGAAATCAATACGGCTCTAGGATATACTTTGGATCCAAATCTTCCAACTCAACTACGTTATAAATTAAAGAATACAAAACCTATTAATTCAGATAGAGAGGCGTGTAAGCCAACGTATTATTACTATTCTGCCACATATACTATGGGATTTAAAGAAAATGAACTAGATACATGGATTACTTACAGCAATGTATTTACTGCGCTTAATTTTACGATTTATGGTTACTTTCAAAGTACTTTTTTATTTGGTGGGTCAATACCACATTATGTTTTCCTCGTCATTGATGATTATGTTATTCCAGAGAAAAACCAAATGATTTCAGTTTGTCCTCCTGAGGGATATTTAGGAGAAAATATAATTGCGCGTATTCAGGTTAAAAATCCTACTTTTGAGACGCACATTGATAATGCTGGGGATCACGTATTTAAACAACGGAATTACTCTGGTCCAGTGAATATTTCCAAATTGAAGGTTCGACTTGTGGACAAATACGGAAAGGTTATTCCTCTAAATAATGAGATATCTTTTTGTCTTAAGTTTATACAATAGTAATAGTAATACTAACACCTTGTGTTTTTATGATTAGACCAGGAAGTAATTTTACGCGAACTCCGTGGGCCGCCAAGTCGCTTTCCGCATTTCAAAATCCTTATAATCCAGTAAATCCTAACTCCTACTATGCTGGTACTGGTGTAGCACCACCATCAACTGCTCCTTGTGAAACCACATGTAATAACTGCTGTGATGAAGGTGTACAAATTAGTTTTGACGATTCCCTTAAGGATTTATGGTCTATGCAAAAACTTTATGATCAAATTTTTACTCAGCTTGATAGTTATTTAACACAATTCAAAGATGGCAGTTTTGAATGTTTGGATAATATTATGAACGACGATGATTTTGCACAGCTTGGTATGTTGATAAATGACCCAGGTGAATTCGAAGATTACAATCCTGATGAGGCGATTTGTTACTTGAGAGATAAACTGATGGTAAGCAAATACAGAACACATGGGAACAAAATTATTGATGGTTTGAAAAAGGCCAAATTACAATGTGCAACCTTGAATGAAAAATGTGCACAGGTTGTAACACTTACTAAATTTAAAGATATACTTCATGATAAGGAAAAATTAACTGAATTTGTAGAAGATTACTATAATAATCCTGCATTATTCGATGTCGGTGCGACAGCAAAGGTTGCAGCCACTATTAAGGAAGATTATGCTCTTTATATTGAACGATATGGTATGCCAGAAGGGTTGGTTTTCTGTACAGAAAAATTATCCGAAATTCGCAAGGAATTAGGCATGACTTTTGATGAATAATTATTATGTTATGTTATGTTAAAAATTTAAGAACTTATATCTTATTCTATATAAGACTAAGACTCCCCAGAGAACTTGATTAAAATAATATGTTATCAACATCTACCTCGCAATCTTCAAATTTGAAACCGATTTCCAACAAATACAATATGAATTTAAGAAAAGCGGATTCAGAAACCTACTATTTGGACTTTCCTATTGCCAACTCCAAAATAGATCTTTACAAACTTATGGGTCAAGAGCTTTATCCTTTACTCCAAAAAATGAATAAAGATATGATAGAAGGTATTGAGCAAAATGAAATTGAGGATACTCCAACACAAACTTTCTTTTTTTCATCCCTAGGACCAGATTTTGGCATGACCAAAAAATATATGCGCCTTCGAACTCAAATTCATGAGCACATAGATAAGGCAGCCCAAAAACTCGAAGTGAATTACTTGAGTTCCAGTATTGGTGACAAAACTCGGATTCGCACCTATGATCCTTTAACGTGTAATGTATTGGATATCAAATTGATTTTTGTAAATAATGACACCACCAAAACCCATATGTATGTGAAATTCAATTTGGATATTCACGAAGATTTGCCGATTTACATGAAAAATGTGGTAGGTTTAATGATGACTAAACTATTTTACCATTTAAAATCATTTATAGAAAAAATGTAATTTTCTACTATATTTTAAAAGTTAGTTCAAAAGCTATTAAAATATGGTATGGTCATTAAATTTAAATTTTGATTATGAAAACAACTTTAAAAAACCGATGCTCTATTGGCGGACTCTGGGTATCATCGGAATCGAATGGTTTTGGCGTAATTTCTATAAGTCACCCAATGAATATTTGTTCCGTATTGGAAGGCGGCTTTCAAAACTCAATCGGGTTTACGTGAAATTTTTACAAGCTTTGGCTGGGGATTTACACTTGGTTGATGACGCGGGGCGATTGGAACTTACGGATTTCTGCGATAGCGTGCCTGTGCTCCCCGAAGAATATGATTTCTGTTTTGAAGTTTCCCTCAATAAACGCGGCCTGTTTCTCGAATCTCGCCAACCGATTAACAGCGGGTTGATTGCCCTCGTGTATCGGGCATATGATAAAGAAGGTCGCAAATACGTGGTAAAGGTGAAACGCCATCAAATTGAAGAGCGTCTCCAGAAAGACTTGGATGAATTGGAATACGTTATCAAACGTATGGGAGAGCTGCCGTATTGTAAGTCTATGCGGCTCGAGCACCAATTTGCCGAAAATAAGTCGCTTTTGACAGACCAGCTAGATTTCTTTAAAGAAGTGGACAACATCAAGACCTTTGAGCGCATGTTCAAAAATGTGAATTATGTGAATGTGCCCCATGTTTATGAAGAATACACTGCTGAATGTAATAATATAATCGTGATGGATTACGTCGAAGGAATCAAGCTACAAGACGTAGCCGAGGAGGACAAAGAGAGCTATTGCACGCTTTTAGCAAAATTCGGTTTAAAATGTACCTTCTTCGATGGCATTTACCACGCCGATCTACATCCAGGTAATATTCTTTTTCAGCGGTGGCCAGATACGGATGAAGTGCCACATCAGCTGGCCATTCTCGACTTCGGGGTTATTGGTCGTGTCACCCGCGAAGAACAAAACCATTTTTACGAGTTTATTCGCGGACTTTTTGAGCACCGCTTTGAAAAAAGTGTCAATATCATGTTAGACCATATAGTTGAAACTATAGATCCCATGAAATCACGTGAAGTAGACGCAGTAGCTCGGCAGAATATAGTTCTTCAGGCGACGGAAGTTCTTGAGCGCAGTATAAAGGTTTCCAAGCGACCGAATACACGGGATATGTATGATATTAATATTATATTGGCTCGGCATGGATTACGACTGGCCCCATTCTTCTGCCGTATTCAAATGGCATTTGTAGTCAATGAAACTATGTGTAATTATTTGTCTACTGAGCAATCTTTCTCGGAAGTCTATGGCCACCAACTTATGGAACTTTGATTTTTTGTTTTTGTTTTTGTTTTTGTTTTTGTTTTTGCTTCGGTTGGTTAACAGAAATATTAATAACACTATACTATAGTAATATACTATAGTAATAAACTTTACTATTTTAAAAATAGTCGATGGAAAACAAAAAACCCAAAAGTATTAATGAGATATTGGAAGATAAAGAACTCCATGATGGCGAATTATTTACACCTGTTGATTACTATTTCCAAATGAAAGGCAAAAATGTTCGGGGGCAAATTCTTCATCATATTCGTGAGAAATACTTCGATGGTATAGCGCCGTTGGAGAAACTAGGAGTGCTATGTGCATTTGCTTCTGACTTGATAGAAAAATATAGCCAAAACCAGAAAACTATTTCCGTGGAAAAGGCCTTTGATACGATAGCAGATGCAGTTAATTTACTTCATAATGCTTCGCTTGTTATAGATGATATTCAAGACGAGAGTGTAGTTCGACGTAAACATCAAACTGCTCATTTGAAATATGGATTAGGATTAAGTTTAAATGCAGGGTATTTGACCATTTTCCGTATTTTAAATATTATTGGTCGTGATCATCCTAATTTCTTGCCAGTGATTCTAGATGCCTTGGATAAAATTCATGTTGGTCAAGGATTTGATATTTACTATACCCAACATCAAATCATTCCCTCAATCGCGGATTACGTCGAGATGATGAAGAATAAAACGGGCTGCCTTTTCACGATATCTTTAGATCTGATTGACGAGACATTCGGTTTAGAAAATAAAGTCCCTGCTGTTTTCAAACGAGAACTGGATGCTATTCGTTTGGCGCTAAACAAATTTGCTATCTATTTCCAAATCCGTGATGATTACATCAACTTATGTGACCCGAAATATTGGCAGGAAAAGGGATTTTGCCAGGATTTTGATGAACAAAAAATGAGTTATATTATGGTGAAATATGCGCATTGCTACTTAAGAAATGATCCGACTCATATTGAACGCTTAATTAAATTACACAGGGCATCAAAGAATAATATTCCTAATAAAGTCATTCTATTAAAGGAATTTCATGAAAGCGGATTATTCAATGATGTTTTTGAAGAACTTAATACTTTAAAACAAGAAGTATTAAGTGTTTTGAATTTGTCGCATATTTTTGAAAAGCTTTCTGTGGTGCGATTTGATTTTGATTCTATTGGGAAACATTTGAATGTTTAGGGCATATAGACGGGGCAAATTAGGAACTTATGAACACACTAACATACCGCCGCCAAAACCGAATAATACATACAGCATTAAATAGGTAAAAAGTGTCACGCCTAAGGCTACTACAAAACTATAAAAGGTCTTAATGTAACCGGATAGAATGCCTTTGTCGGACCAAAGTAGTGGATTGGAAAGAACTTCTTCTTTCTTCATGTCGTCGAGGACTTCACGAAACTGAATCGTAATGGCTGCCACTATTGCTGCTACGATTGCATTTAATGCGAAAGCCTTCGAAATAGTGGTGGCTTTGAAATTTTTGTACAAGGGAAATTTAGGAATATGGGGAGCTAATTTCATTTATGTTGAACGTTTAGAACTATAAGAACTTCTATTACTACTATTACTACTATTACTACTATTACTAAAGAATAAATTTTAATCTAAAAATTATTCTTTAGGCAATCAGGCTTCTTGTTTAGGCTTTCTGTGTTGCCTCTTCTTTGTTTTTCGTTGCTTTTTAGCTTTGCCTTTTTTACGCGTTAGATTTCTTCGTTTCCGCTTAGATTTTCTTTTTCCACCACCTAACTCTGCTGGTGTTTCTGCTGTTGTTTGTCTTCTTGTTATTCTTCCCCATAAATTAGCCGCAGTTGATCCTAAATTTCCAATACCTGCCAAAGCTGCTCTTGACAAATTCCTTGCTTTACTTTTAATAGATTCAATAGTGTCTGTAACGCCTTGCTCTTGCAAAGCTTTATCCAATCTTCTCTCTTGATTTTCACATTTTTTAGCAAGAATAATTTTTTTTATCTCCTTAGGTTTACCAGCAACTAAATCTAATATGAAATTAACACTAAATATCTGGTCTCTATAATTTGTCAAATCTGCTAGTTGCTCCATATTAATATTAATACTAATAAAGGAATTATCAATAATAGTAAAAGAATTATCATTTGTAAAAGGAGATTTGTAAAAACTTTCTCCATCATCAAATAAAAACTCGGTATAAATTTCAGCATTTTTTCCAGTATTTTTATTGACTTCTTCTTGGGATAATTCATTTACATCAAATTTGCTTGTATGTTGGGTCATCCAGGTTTTAAATGAAGAACGATTGGTAAGCGTTTCGATCATGACATCCCTTGGTTGACTTCTTAATCCATCTTTTCTCAATTTTCTATTCGGTGGTGGCATAAAAAAAATATTAGTATTATTTTGAAAGGTGCTAGCAGGTAAGGAAAATCTTCTAGTTAATTCTGATTGATTTTTAACTGCCGAAGGAGGTACCAAATTAAATTTAGAAACAAATCCAGTAAACTGATTCAAATCTGTGGCATATTCTCTATCGGCACGGAATTGAACTGCTATTGGTTCCGTAAAATCAGTTGGTTGTGGTGCTTCTGCTGACATAGTATAACTCTTATTTATTTAAAATACTAATGTTCACTAAATAAGAGTTAGATTTTATTTTGGTGGAATAATTCTAAAGCTATTTGCTGTTTCTGTTGACGGGCGCGTTCCAGGATTTTCACTGCCTCATCTACTTCCTTCTCTGAAACGTATCCATCTTTGTTCTTGTCCACGACCTTCTTCAATGCCCGCATATGAGGTGGCAAAACACATAATTTGCTATCGGGATTGAATAAATGCGCGGTCAACACATAGAATGCAGCCGTCATGCCTACGGAAATATAAATATCATGCGTCGCGACGAAAACGATACTGAAAATTAACAATTCGCGGCCAATAGTATTACGGACATACTCGGCATGAGTATCACTCATTTGAACCACCACTGCTTTGGATAATATATTCATCAACAACATCATTATACCGGCAAATAACTTGCTCCCATTGATTTTCATTATTCCACTATGAATAGCTCTTCCAAACATTGAAAAATCCATATTTAACACTTATATTAGATATAGATTTTTTTAATAGCACAAGAAATGACATTTATTTAGTTAATTAGTTAATTAGTTAATTAATAATTTAATAGTAAGTCTTAGGACGCATCTTTTTCTCCGTCGTTAAACGCTCTGAGCTAGTAGTTACCTCCACAGGTTTTTTCTTGAGTTGATCTTTCACTTTCTTCTTCATGTCTTTAAGGGCACCCGCGCCGTGGAATCCTTCCACCTTTACCTCATGGATTAGCGAAATATAAACCAACAAACCGAGTATACCATCTAAGAGGCTAACATTGGCGAGCAAGATAATGGCAAATACAGCGACGATTCGACCAGTCATGGAATTGGCCATGTCCGCCATTTCTGGGGTTTTTCCTAAAGCGGCCAAAAATAAAAGTCCCAATAAAACTGCTTTGATTATCATCTATATAAAGAAGGGAGATTATTATTTAATAGCGACAACTCCATTTTTTTATCTATAAATTATTTAGTAGTAGAAACCAAAAATTCATAACTAAGTGAAAAATGAGCAGTTCCACGAGTTTAGGATTTAGTGAATTTCAATCTGGGTCCAATGGAGCTTCGGCATCCATGGCGGCGCCTGGACCCGGTTCAGCTATGGGCCAAAAACAGGAATCCAAGATTTCCAAAATGAAACAGCGATTAAAGGCGAGTGAGGCTCAAGTGTCGAAGAAAGTAGATATTGATTATGAGGATTCCGACATGAGTGATGCCGAGGAGCAGGCTCATTTGAGTTCCTTTCAGCCGCCTCCATTGCCAGTGCTCCAGCAAAAGAAGAAGCCCAATGGACATAAAACACATGTCGGGGGGTCTAAATCTGGAACTGGATCTGTTTCTTCAGGTGATGAAGCTGTCAGCAGGGAGAACTTTGATCAAATGTCATCCGCGTATGCTAAACAATATTATGACCAATACATGCCCGCCTCAACAAGTGGTATGAACCATATTCAAAAGCTTTTGGGTGCTACACCTGGTTTGGTTGAAGACAATAATGGCGGAGAAGGCGGCGAAAGTGCCCTGATGAAGAAACTCAATTATATGATTCATTTACTTGAGGACCAAAAAGACGAAAAGGTCAATGGAATTACTGAGGAATTGGTTCTTTATTGTTTCTTGGGTATTTTCATTATTTTTGTGCTCGATTCATTTGTCAAAGTGGGTAAATACATCCGCTAAGAATAGAGCACGCAGCATTTATCTGGTTGGATTTCCGCCGCTCTGTAATTGTATAAATAATAATAATGTTGCTCACATGAAAGTACCATGGGTTCTTGATATAATGGTTTCTCATTTTTGAGAATATCAAGAACTGCTTTTGCATGTCCTAAACCTTCCATATAAAATACATGAAAAGGCTGTGCCTCCGTCGAAAGTCGTTCTACTGAAAATAATCGAATGGCTTCTTTGAGGCCAAGGGCGACATCCTTGAGGGGAAGTTGTGCGTCTGCTAAAAGGGAGGCGCATTCACACGCGGCTCCATGAGGGGTCGTTGTAAAGGCATCTCGTAGCCAAAAAATGGCGCGGACTTGCCCACCATGAATTAGGGCGAAAATGGAGGTTAAATTGGCATTTAATAAGTCCATCTGGGTGGTGAAGCTAGGAGTGGCGAAAAAATCGAACTTATGGCGGTTGTTTTGAATAAATTCCACATAACTAGACAAAGATTGTTTATGTATTTTGGTTATGCTGTAGTGTTGGGGTAGGAGTGTCAAGTTCGGTGGTTTTTGGGTCTTTTGCGCTTGGACCTGCTGCGCTTGTGCCTGCTCCGCTTGTGCCTGCTCCGCTTGTGCCTGCTCCGCTTGTGCCTGCTCCGCTTGTGCCTGTATTCGATCTTCAGGCACTAAATTGTTTATCAAGAAATCATACGTTTTAAAACGGCACAATGGAACTAGCAGCGGCAATTTGCGTTCCCGTTTGAAAAAAGAACATCTACTTTGATGCGGATTCTGTTTGCGTTGCACTTGTTCATGGGTTTGCATCGTAGCGGGTGCTATTCCACGTTTTCGATATCCAGAATGAACACACAAATGGTCTATATTATAAATCACATCTTCGGTATTGTGATGATAACAAAAAAATGGTCGCCCTGTGGCACATCCAATTGCCTTTCCGTTATCATCGCGATAAATAGAAACAAAGGCTTCTTGGTTTGGCAAAGACGCTTCTAATAGTGAACGTGGCGGCTTGTAAAAATACCCGCCTTCACTATCATTCAAAAAATGGTTTTGAAGCAAATCCATCAAAACATCCATATTTTCTTTAGGAAGTTCTGTAAATAGATGGCTACGAACATGGGTATAATCCACGTATTTTGTGCTGTTACTACGAGCGTCGTCATGAATTATTCCAGGTTTAGGTGAAACAAACCAATAAATAATATCCGCGGTGGAATAAATGGGTTGTTTTGACCAAAACGGGAACTTCAACTTGATCGCCATTTTATAAAAAACTAACACACCGATTATTCCTGCTATACCAATTGGCAGTAGATTGGTTAATAATGTTTGCTTAAGCATTCGTAAGTGACTGATTTGACTCGAAACATTTTTTGGGTTTAAGTGATTAAATATAAAATTCATTATTATATCTGTTTCTGGTTATTAAAGGTAAAATATAATAATAAAAACAACCGAATTTTTTTTGTTTACTTTTAACTTGTTTAGAAGCTCATTTTTAAATATCCAAGCTAATGGTATTACGCTCTGAAATATTGCGTCGTCGTGAACGGCTGCCGTTGGGCGACTTGTTTTTAGGTGATGCCGACGTTGTGCGCTTTCGTGCTCCACTGCTTGCCTGGCGTAATTGACTCACAACTGAAGAGACGGATTGAGAGGCTTCCATCTGCGCCGTGTTGACTTGCTTCACTTCCGGTTCGGCAGTAATCTTCTTACCCGCCTTTGTCTTTAATCCAGCCAACAAGTCGCTCACATCCGAAGGTCCCCGCATTTCAGGACGACGGCTTGATCGCTCTTGGGGTTCACTACTGCGAGTTGGTGTTGGCTGTGAAAGCGAAATACCTGGAGCTGGTTCAGGACCACCTCTGCCAAAGCCAATATCAGGTCGCGGTCCATAGCGGTCTTGACGACCCGTAGGCTTGGTGCTTATAGGTGAGGGAGGCCGGCGGCCCATACCAGGTCCGGCACTACTCATCGAGTTCATGAAATTGCCGAAACCAGGACTCTGCTGACCCATTTGATTGACGGCGGCCTGTGTGAATTGCTCCATCAATTCGGGATTCTGTCGCATAATGTCATCCATGCCAGGCATCGCCGACTTGAACATGGTGTTTGTCATGTGAAGCATAATAGCACTTCCACCCAACTGGAAGAGCAACTTCAACTCGGGTGCAATCTTGGCCTTGCTCTGATATTTTTCATGAAGCTCGCCGAAAATATCGTCGTAATCATCGATATTCTCATTCACTTGCTCTGACCATCCATCGAGCTTGAAATCGAAAGGATCGAAGCGGTTATTCAAGAATTCCAAACCAGTCACTGCTGCCATAAGCATGCGACCCTGGAACTTCACGCTGTTCTTCTTCTCGCGTTCAGATCGAATAGTCTCATATTCTCCCTGCATTTCCAAAAGGGAAGATTCCATAGTGTATTTCTTACTGAGTTCGACTCCCTTCTTCTCGAGCGTTTCAAGCTTTCGCAAAATCGCGAATTTCTCGCGGAGGATTTGCTCCTTTGATTTTTCTGGTTCTTTTTCGACAGGCTTATCAGGATTGACAGGGATTTCATTGAACTTGGCAAAACCATCCCAGGTTTGATCCTTGGCTGCATCGCGAGGAGCATCATACTTCGGGGGAACTATAGTTTCAGTCTCATCAATATTGAGCTTAATTCCTGAATCGGCAACACTATTTCCAATACTGATGCTTGGACCAGAATTAGGTATTTCATCAATACCGGTAAGTTTGTTCAAATCTTCCTCAAGAGATTCGATGTCGTTTAAAGAAATTGAAACACTTTCGCCTTTCTTGGCGCTGTCACTGCGTTTCTTATCGTTCATTAAAAGTTCAATCCCTGGTCCAAAACTGCTTGAAGTAGAAAGGGATGGTCCTGCTCCACTGGAGCTCGGTCCGTCGTTGAGATGAATAGGAGCAATATCATCCGTCAAAGAAATTTCAATAGGTTCTATCATTTTTTAGTTCTTATAGTATTAAAAAGAGTGGATACTTATACATTCTACATTAACCGCATTTAAATGAATTTTTTTTTAAAGAAAATATGGGGTGGTGGGACTTCGCCCACCACCCAATAAAAATAAATTTTTGTTTTTTCTTGTTTTTAGCTGCGTTTAGAAGATGTTGTTCGAACTGAATGTGGGCGTTTGCTATAAGGAGTTGCAAATGTAACTTTCCGTTTGTCACCTTGCCATGAAGCAAAAGCAGCCTCGCGGACTACACGTTCAGGCATTGAAGTATCCATTGATTCAGGATGTCTTGCGCTTCTCATCATGTATTCATCTCCCATACAAGAGACGACTACATAAGGGCTTGTATGGTCCTTCCACATGAAAACTTGTGTGTTTGCTGGTAGTTGACAACTGAATGCTTTGATACCGGCGACGTAGGGTATGTATTTCTCGAAATTTGCAGCGTTTTCTCCCAGTAGTTCTTGAATAAAAGCGATGTAGGCTGATCGTCTGCTGCGATGCAACCGCTGGAATTGTTTGGCTCTCATGAGAGCATTTTCGACGATGATGTGCTTGATGGTAATCGGTTCATCGCCATGCGGATCGAAGCTGTTGCGGCTGATGTAAATGGCAGAGGTTCCTTCAATCTGAGCGATGGTCACTTCACTGCCGTCTCTGCCTTGGAAGATAACGACGTTGATGAGGGTAAATTGGCTCATAATGTTTAGTGTTTGGTTCGGTTCGCTTGCGAGTTGGTTGAATTGGAAATTAAACCGAATGAATGGATAAAAAAGCATTTCAATTTTGTGGCGGGCTGTCGCCCTCCACCCAATTTACAAATAATTAAACTTTTCTCTGTGGCGGGCTGTCGCCCTCCACCCAATTTACAAATAATTAAACTTTTCTCTGTGGCGGGCTGTCGCCCACCACCCAATTTACAAATAATTAAACTTTTCTCTGTGGCGGGCTGTCGCCCACCACACAAAAATTTATTTCTTTACTTAATTTAACATGAAAACTCAAAAGAATAATTCAGCACTTTCTAATAATAGCAAAAAAGCACGTAAATTATGGCCCAAAAATAAAACAAGAAAGGGTGGGGCAAAGCCAAATCAAGGTAAAAAATATCTTAAACTTAGTAAAGTAAAATATAATCCTACTGGTAAAACACCACAAAAACCTTTGTTTTCCGTACAGCAATTTAATACAGCTACTGGGTTAATGCGCACAATTCATGAGAGTTCAAACCTAACTACTTTAGATAAAAAGATACCAGAAGATAGCCCTAAAATGGAAGGTTTATTTGCTGAAGCTACAAAAAATCCATATGCATTTTATGCTGCCGTAATTGATAAATATAACTCTTTAGAACCGGAAGAAAGGAAAGCTTTTGCTCAAGAAGCAATGAGATTCCAAATGAATCCTACTATATCAGGCACTATGGTTCATAAATCAGTACCTAACTCTAAGCGATGTACATACGGAAGATCTTGTATTAGGAAAAATCCAAAACACATATTACTAGCTCATAATTTCAAATTAAATCAAAGATTGAAAAAATGTAAGAAGTTCGGTAATCCAGCTGCATTCATATATCATTTTTTTACAGACACTTGCTAAATCACGGGCTACTGGGGCGACTTTGTTCTCCAAAAAACCAATACATTTGTAAAAAACAATCCGCCAAATCATCTTTCTTCTTGTGTAAGTTAAAGAAATGCAGCCATTCGTCTGGAATAGTTGCGCTGTGTTTACCCAGTAATTCACTCGTGACTCCTACAGATTTCGCTTTCCGCTCTTTATAAGTAGTCTTTTTGGCGGCTCCGCCCATAAAGGCTTTAAGTTTATTATATGAACTAACATAATGGATATCAAAAATTTGTTTGCCTACAAAATACTGCGTTATCATTCCTTGAATCGTCCGCATTTTCACGGCTATATTACTGATTTGGTTTTCAATTAAAACGACATCAATACCTTTATTTGAGAAATGTTCATCAAATTGCTCTGTCATGCTGCGGCATAATTCAACGAAATGGATTTCTTTCGTTCCCGATTCTATAGGCAGCAAACATTTGCTCACTGCATAGGCTTTCACGGCATCCAAATAATCGCTTTTTTTGGGCTTACCGCTACCACCCCCCGTCTCAATTTCGGGCGCTAAGCGTATGCCATGGGTTTTCATAAGATCTTTAAGTTCTTCCAATTTCAGGCGTTTTAAGAAAGCCGATTTGAATTCTTTGGTTGGCATCATAAAAGCGGATTTTTTAGCATGACGTTGACACAAGTCTTGTTTTACGGGTACATGATGTGGGGTGGTAAACGAGGCTTTATGACCACATACCTTTTTATTTTTGTTTTTTGCTTGACATATGGCATGCTTCGTTTGCGTTAAATCAAGAATGCGCCAATCCAGGATTTCACATGAAGGAATGTTGTCTTGGTTAGTTGCGCTACTTGTGTTGCTATCAATATCAACTAATATATAGGCTAAATTTTTGATTCCCACATCAAAACTGAGAACTCTCATGATTCTTGATTAGGTTGAATATTTTTTTCTAAATAGTCTTGACTTAAATAATTATCTTATTATGGTATTTTGGCATTATGAAATTCTGGCATTATGTTATTGAGGGAAAATTCTCATTTTCAATCACCATCCATGAGAATATTATTTTCTAAATATAATGTATAATTAAGTTTTTTAGAAAAATATGTCGGAAGAACAAGAATTAGCTATAGATGATTTTTTGCGAGCTTTTAATGCGTTATATAATGAAAATGTGAAAAATTTTAAAGATAACTTTAATAAAATACTTGTAAATCCTGATCGTATTAAATCTTTTGAAAAGCAACTTGGCGAATTTTATGGAATTTTCCAAAGTCAAGCTAAATTTAATCCTAGGAGGTTTGGCCGTAACTCTTTACTTAATAGAACTAAAGCTAATATAATGAACCAACAACTAGACCAAGAAAACGAGGTGCCTGCTAGCCCAGAAGAAAAAAAAGCAATGTTTGATAGTATTTTGAGAAAATTAAATAGAGGTTTTAAAAATCATGAAACTGAAGCCATCACTCAAGTTTTGATAGACCAAATCAATTCTCAAATAGATGCTGATTTTGTTAATGTATTACAAGACTTAGGATATCCTCCTCCTCCTGCTCCTGTCGTGGCAGCTCCTGCTCCTGTCGTGGCAGCTCCTGCTAAGGCAGTTCTTACTCCTGCCAAGCCAAAACAATTTTTGAACCTAAATAGATTTATATTAAAACCAAAACACCCGCCTGTAGCAGCTAAATTATCAAGAAGAAAAGCTAAGGTAGGCAGTAATTTAACTTTACCAAGAGTAAATAATCCAAATGGTGGTAAAAAGACCAAAAAGGGTAAAAAGACCAAAAAGGGTAAAAACACTAGTCGTGGTAAAAAATCCCATTCAATTAGAAATAAAACTAAACGCGCTCATCCTAAGAAACACCGAAAGGGTTCAAGAAGAACTCGTGGTCGCAAATAAATGAGGCTTTATCGATAAAAAATAAATTTTAATTTACATGAGCATAAATTAAAATTGACTTAAAATTAAATAATATAAAATGATTCATACTACATAAATAATATTGAAACCGAAATGGATATTGTCGAATGTTCAAGTGCTATTCCAGTTCCAGCACCACGACCATCGCGAGCTATTTCAACACGTTCATGTATGATTACATTTTATGGAAATCGCGCTGAATGTCTCCATTGCGAAACTAATATCCAAGTGGATGAGATTCCATCTGGGCGCAATTTTGATGGCTCGCAAGACCTCGTTGGGGAAGATTGCGATCCAAATTATTATCGGCTCAAGTTCAGTTATGAATTCTCCGATGGAATGACTCCCACATCACCTGCCGATTACCAAATAGTGAAGTATTCTGCTCATCCTTTTTTCAATGCCGGTCGTCTGCCTGGTTTCTACTGGAAAGGCTGTTCCATAGTAAAAAACCCCATGACGAATGCCTTAATTGACTTTTTGCTAATGGAGGAATCCGAGTTGGCGAAACACACCGGCATTACTACACCAAAAGAATACAAGAAATCTATTATGTTGATGTTGACCCATATTATCGAAGAATATTAGTGCTTCCCTTTTTCAATACGAATTTCTGGTGAAACCATTTGGCAATGCAATCGCTGCTTCGTCAAGTAATATTCTTTCAAATCACTATTTTCATAGCCCGTTGGTTGAGCCGTGCTAAGGCAGCTCTTGTATAAATATGGTGTGTTGCCTGATTCTTGTACGGGACTGAAGGATTGAGGTGCCGGTGTCTGCGTCTCAGAAGCCACCAATTGGGTGTTGTAAGACATTATATCATTAGCATGTTGCTGGAGATAACGGCGGTATTTCCAGTTGGAAGTGAGTTGCTGGCCTTGGCGAATTTGGGTATTCACCTGCCAACCTGGAATCCATGAAGGTGACATATTTGATGAAGAAGATGGAGACGACATTTCTCTTTACTTTGTTAGTAGTTATAGTATAGTATATTATGTCTATAAAAAATATTGGAAATTTCCTATAGATATAATATTTTTTATGATTATGCCGAAGCCGATGCCGATGCTGAAAGAAGATCAATCAATTCCTTCTTTTTCAATTTGGCTGGGTTTTCAGCCTTATTATGGGTAGAAGCATACTCACGGAGGTCAGCAACACTCATTTTACGGAAATCGGGTGTTTCCACCGAAAGAGCGGTTGTTTGAATCCATTCAGTGAGTGTAGGTTCATCGTTAGCATTGGCATCGCCATTACCATTTGCATCACTATTATCATTTGCATCGCCATTAGCATTTGCATTCAATACTATTGATTTAGTTTCACTTTCATTTTCTGTTAAAGTAGTAATATCTACTTCAACTGGCTCGTGAGTTGGCGATGCCTCGACTACGTCATCAACTTCGACTTCGACTAGGTCATCGACTACGTCATCCACTTCGACTACGTCATCCACTTCGACTACGTCATCCACTTGCTCTCCAATGTGAACAGATTCTTCTTCATCATCATCCGTTTCTTCTTCACTTTCGTCATCACTCTCATCATCTTCACTTTCGCTATCGCTGTTTACCTCATAAACCATACCTTCTTTATTTCCACCTATCATACCAGTCAAATCCCCATAGGGGTGAGCCAAATCCATAATGTTCATGACAATGTGCTTCTCATCGCTAGGAATTTCTTCCAGTTCATTATTTATGTCAAAACCACCCTGAATTTCATCAACATTATCGGCTTGTAATTTTGCGTTGCTTATATTTGCCTCTGGGTTTAGGTTGCCACCTTGGCTTAAAACTTGTCCAGCACTCAACATCTCAACTCGGGTTGATAATGTGTTTACTAAACCCAACATGGCTTCTATTTTTCCATGAAAAGAGTTCAACTTCGAACGGCAATAATACATTACCATCATACATAATACTAAACAAATTCCGAGGGTTAAAAGCGTCGACATGTCCAATCCAAACATTTATTATTTATTTTTCTTTAACCTTTACTTTGTTTTCTATTCAAACTATAATTTTCTCAATCAAACGAACTTAGTTTCGCCTCGGCTTCCTCTAATATGCTTTCAGGGAAAGCCAAATCTTTCAGTACTTTGAGTCCACCTCGCGTCTGCGATATACCACGTTTCAATTTATATCCCGGAGCCATGTGCATGTTTTCTATCTGTGTGTTCGCAGTTTTTGTCTGGTATTCTTTACACAAATCAATGAAATGCGTCGTCAAGAGGAATCGCACATTGTTTCGGTCCTTCAAATGATTCAAATAGCCAACCCCAGCACTCATGGCCTCATAAGGATTCGTTCCTGAAAACAACTCATCAAAAACTGCCAAGTGTTGCTCTTTAGGATGTTCCTCAATGCGCTCTAAAATTTCTTTACATCGACGGGCTTCGGCTTGAAAAAGACTATCTCTATCCGAGCTGTCCGGAATATTGATGTAGGAATACACGTGTTCTATTGGGCAAATAGTTGCCTTTTTATAAAATCCATAACCCACTTGTTGAGATAGGATCGTATTGATTAACAAAGACTTAATCAGTGTGGTTTTGCCACTGGCGTTTGGACCTGATAGAATTTTATTTTTCTTTAAAGAAATGGAATTAGGAATAGGCCAGCTGTCTGTATCTTTCTCAGTCTCAGTCTCTGTCTCTGAGTCTTTAGCAGCCAAAGCTAAAGGAGGATATACTACACCCGACATAGTAAAGCTATTCAGCCCACGCCCGAAACTACATGGCTTGATAACACCTTGGTTTCGAAGTTCGCCTAACTTTCGCAAGTTCTTAATAAATGCAGTAAAATCCATACTGCTTTCAATTGAATACGTCACCACTGGATCGAATTTTAGCATGTAAGTCAATTTCATCATATGCCCCAATTTCACGATTTTCCAAGAGGTAGATTGAATAGTCTCCACTTCTCTGGCGAATCCTTCCAATTCCGCAATAATGTCCTTTAAAGATTCCAGAAATAAATTATCGAAACCTGTATAACGTTCCCTGAACCATTTCATTTGCGCGGCACATTTCAAACAATGTTCTTTAATTGCACCCAAATGTTTGACCATGACTTTTGACTGCCTATAAAACTTGTAACATGACTGGCTGTTTTGATACAACTGGAATAAATAAAATCCAGCTGACATGAGTGCGTACATTTTTTTATCAAAAGACATGCTGCTATCCGATAAAGAAAAAATACCTCCTAATGGGAGTTTGCTGAATAAATTCTTAAGCGTGCTCCAGTAATTGCCAAATGAAATGGGGTGTTTCTGTAGGCGCAGAATAAAGAAAGGGATTAAGAGAAGTAAAAAAGGTGTAATCAGGGCAAGAATGGGCGATGCCAGTGTCATTAGGGAAAGGATTTGAAGTGGGAATTCTTGGAAATTCAAAAAGTGGAGTTTGTCCATAGTTACATAGTGATTCACTTCGCGAAAATGTTCAGGTTTTTGTCCGTGTAAGTCTTCCCACCACGCCGTCACTTCTGGGTCAACTTCTGTATGAAGTTCTGTATGGGGTTCAGTTGAACCAGAAAAATCGGCAATGCATTCTTGTAGCGTGGTTAAATAAGAAATATCCGTGGTATGATAGCGCCGCCAAGCAGTCGCAACACGTTGCTCAGCGCAGGTTTTAGGGGAAAATAATTGGTTGATAAATTTCTCCAATTCCAAGTCCGCATTCAAATCATCGCCAAGGAGGTGTTTTTTCTCATGATTCAAATACTCAATTGGCAATTGAAAACTCATGATCGGTAATACAATAAAAAATTAGTAAATGAAAATATAAAATATAAATAAAAATATTAATAGTTGTTTATATTTTTGTATGAATTACTGGACGAATGTTGCTGGAAGTTCGGTAATCTGCGTTGAATAATGCTCTTCAATCTGCTTCAAATACTTGATGTCAAACTTGGTCACGAAGTTGATGCCTGTTCCCTTGCGCCCCCATCGACCACTGCGACCAATGCGGTGGAGATAGGTGTGAACACACTTGGGTACGTCGAAGTTGATGACCACGCTCACCTGCTGGACATCGATTCCACGCGCCGTAACATTCGACGAAATCAGTACACGATTGCGGCCACTCTTGAAATCCTCGTAGGCGGCATCACGCTCCTCGCGAGTCATACCGCTGTGAATGCGCGACACGGAGAAATCATCCTGAATCATCGCCTCGTAGAGATCCTCAACCCGCTTGGTGCTGTTGCAGTAAATAATACACTGCGAGACGGAGAGAGAGTTGTAGAGGTCCTTCAATGTGTCGAACTTGAGGCCGTCATTGTCAAGGGCGATGTAGTGCTGTTCGATACCCTCGAGAGTCAGCATCTCCGACTTCACAAGAATCTTCACTGGGTCGCGCATGAACTTCTGCGAAAGACTCTCAATATCGGGCGGCATAGTTGCGCTGAAAAGCGCAATCTGGCACGTAGAGTTGAGCTGCTGGAACAACTGATACATCTGGTCCTTGAATCCATGGGAAAGCATCTCGTCGGCCTCGTCGAGCACCATAAGCTTCACATTATCGGTGCGCAAGTGTCCGCGCTTAATCATATCGTAGGTGCGGCCAGGGCAGCCCACGACGACGTGAGGCGGATGTTCCTTCAGCTTCTGCATATCGTCGAAGGTGGATGTGCCGCCCACAAGAATCTGCACGCGAAGGTCATCCACAAAGGTACCGATGGAGCTGACTACATTTGCGCTCTGCTTAGTGAGCTCACGCGTTGGCGAAAGGATAATGGCCTGAGTCACTGGCTGGGTAGGATCGATCAGATTGAGTGTGCCGATAGAGAAAGTTCCCGTCTTACCAGTTCCAGACTGCGCCTGTGCAATCATGTCGCGACCATCAATCATCGGCAGGATTGCCTTGCGCTGGATAGGACTCGGCTTTTCATAGCCAAAGGAGTAGATGCCACGGAGAACGAGCGGGTCCATGTCATATTCATCCCACGAGTTTACCTCTGGGTAACTCTTTGCGGGAGTTGTGGTAGGAACCTGAGTCTCCTCTGGAGCAGATTCCTGAACGTCGAGTTGAGTTGGAGAGTTGGTTGAGTTCGTTGTTGCCATAATTGAAATATGTATATTGAAATTCGTGTTGTTCTTTTAAATCACTTCAATTATTTGTAAAATTGATTTAAACCAAAAAAAATAGGAATAGGTAACATACATCGAGTCATGGCGAAATACGCAAATAATGCATCAAAACCAGGATCAAATATTTTGACGATCGAGGTTCCGGCGGATTATGTCACTAATAAACCAAAACCAAAATATAATTTAGACGAAATAGAAAATATTCGTGGTCAGGGCATTGATTATCAGCTTCCCCAAGCCACTATAGAATTGATTACGCAGCTATCAAAACTGGTGGGATCGCCTGAATACATTCGCACCCCTGTTTTCACGCGAACTCGCGCACCTGGTGCCAGTTCTTCTGCGGTGGATGAGGATGGCTGGCAGCGCAAGCATTCTTCACGTCGTCAAGGAAATCCGCGGGATGGACACGACGGCAGACGCAATGGGCATGGACGTGGTGGAGGTGGAGGTGGAGGCGGAAAAGCACCGCCAGTAAGTGATGCTGATTGGGAGTTGCTTAAATCTTTCAAGGCAACGGCTAAGATTACACCTGAGGAGAAAGATAAGCTGTTTTTCGAAATGCAGGGTATACTAAACAAGATATCAGATAAAAACTACGATACACAAAAGGATAAGATTCTGGAAATGCTTGCGCGAAATATGGAGAAAGAGGACTTCGAGCGCATCACAAAATTGGTTTTCGATGTGGCAAGTTCCAACAAGTTTTTCGTCAGCCTATATGCAAATCTGTTTTGCGTCTTGTTGGATGAATATCCCATTTTCAAGTCGATGTTGGAGAATGAAATGTCGAACCTCGTCGAAGGATTCACCAGTATGGAATTCGTAGATCCCAATACAGATTACGATAAGTTTTGTGAAATGAATTTGCAGAATGAAGCTCGCAAGTCATTGTGTTTGTTGGTTGCCCATCTTATGAAAAAGAATATCGTCTCCATCAAGCAAGTGTGTGTTATGCTGACCAAGATTCAGGAGCAGCTTTTGATTACACTAGAGAAGGAAAACCACAAGGATGTTGCCTTTGAAATGACCGAAGCCATGTATGCATTGAATAAAGAGGGCCGCAGCTACATGAAAGAAGGAATGGAAAAGGAGGATGAAGAAACCCAGGGATTGTGGGATGCTATTCAGACATTTGAAAAGGCGATGATTAAACGTAAACCAAAGTCCATGCTAAGTTTTGATAATAAGCTGTTGTTTAGATGGATGGATATATCTGATTTGAAGTAGTTTTGTATAGAGTATAAAAGTATTGAGTATAAAAGTATTTTTATTATATAAGAGTAAATAATAAAAATATATCAAAAGATATGAAATCTAGAATAGATGCGAGTGTGGTCTATGCGGAAACTAAACAAGCCTATGGTGATGATGAAGGAAGTGAGTCGATAGTCTATGATATTAAAGGACCTGAAGGGAATGATATTGAGGTTGCAGTGGGCCATGAGCATCTTCCAGTAAATGGTTCTAAAAAAGTAGTTTTTTTTCCGATTTATGAGGTGAAGGGAACAGGTGTAGTTCCCATTGGTGTTTATGAAATGGAAAGTACTATAGCTGCAAAGAAAAACTATTTGGATGAAGATGGAGATATCGATATTGATAAATTAGGTACTCCTTTGTTTTATGGAGAATCGCCTCCGGATCCTCTTCCTGTGCCTGTTGTCCAGTCTGTACCTGAGCCTGAGCCTGAACCTGTACATGTACCTGATGCAAAGCCTCTACCTCAGACAGAGCCTTGGCCTACAAAACCAACTGAACCAACCAAACCAACTAAAGAACCAGTATTAGGAGAGGCGGCAAATTGGTTTCAAGATTTTACTGAAGATCCCGATTACCAAATCCACGACAACGAAGGCGGAGGGGATTGCCTTTTTGCTGCCATACGCGATGCTTTACAATCATCAGGAACTATGACTAGTGTAAAAGACCTCCGCGCTATATTAGCAGCCAAGGCAACCCCAGAAATCTTTGAGCAATATTACACGCTCTATATTGAAATGAAAGAAAATATGGACTCGGTGAAATCGGAATTCGCCATACTTTCGGCCGAAAATGAAAAACTTAAACAGGATTTCAAAGAAGCGGTAGACATGAGTGAACAACGCAAAATACTGCGAAAAGGTGATGCTCTCAAAAAACGCTTAGCCACATTGAAAGAAGACCGCCGGCTCGCAATCAACCTATTTGAAGAATACAAATTCATGAAAGGCGTGGATTCCATTGGGGCATTCCGCGATGTAATAAAAACCTGTAAATTCTGGGGGGAGACATGGGCAATCAGTACCTTAGAGCGCGCCCTAAATGTAAAGCTGGTGTTATTCTCCGAGGAAATGTACGCCGCCAACGACATTCCCAATGTGCTGCAATGCGGACAAGTCAATGATGCGGAAATGCAGGAAATTGGTAGTTTTGAACCTGAACACTATATTCTACTCTCCTACACCGGTTATCATTACAAATACATCTCTTATAAAGGACAGACTGCCTTCACTTTTAAAGAAATTCCACAACAAATAAAAGAACTTATAGTTACGCGGTGCTTAGAAACCCTAGGAGGACCATTTGCCCTCATTCCGCAGTTTGTTGATTTGCGTTTATCGGCCACCAAGGGAAGCGTAAAATCGGTCAAGGCTTCCGCCTCTGCAACGAAGCTGACCGCACAACAAGACGCGGATTATGACCCAAATACTATATTCATGTTTTATTATCGATCGGCCGCTGGACCTAAACCTGGTAAAGGTAGTGGGGAGAAAATCCCAACTACGCGAATAAGTGAATTTCGGGAATTGGCGAAACACAAAGACTGGCGACGTAAACTCTCCAATGACTGGGAACAAGTATTTGAACTGGATGGGCATAATTGGCTATCCGTGGACCATTATTATGAAGCAAACAAATTCAAAATGAATCATCCTGATTATTATTACCAGTTTTCGATGGATTCAGGAAGCGAACTCTCGAAAAATGCCCAAATGGCAAAAGCTGCTGGCTCGCCTAGTGGTAAATGGCAGGGGAAGCGTATTCGACCTAGTGGCATAGAAGCAGATATGGACTTTTTCGGTGTGCGAGCGGAAGATACGAAGCGTCGGGCTCAACGGGCTAAATTTACACAGAATAAAGACCTAAGAAAAGTTCTTAAAGATACTAAAGACGCAGTCCTTATGCATTATCAGCCTCGACAAGAACCCATTATGTACATCATGTTGATGAATTTACGAAAAAACATGTAAACATTTATATGTGTTATATAACCTTATCCTAACCAGTATAAAATTTTAGAGATATATAGTAATAGTACTAAAGAATAAATAAAATATAAAATAGAAAATAGAAAATGAGAAAGGAATTCTTATCTTTTTTAGCTAAGCAAAAAGCGCCTAAATATATACGACCTGTACCTAAATCCTTTGTTCAAAAAATATGCCCGACCTTTCTTAAACAAATGAAGCATGTATACAAAAAATCACAAGAATGGCAGGCAGTCAACACCGAGGAACTAATTCAGGTAATAAATAATATAACCGATATTCCAGGACATGATTCGGTGTTAAGGACACCAAGTTATTATTTTTCCAGTGCCATGAAGGAGGAAGTGCGCAAACTCTCCAATTTTAAAATTCAAATATTTTTCGATTTACCTTTAACCAAAACCAACGTGCGCCTTTCTTTAGTGGTGCCATCGCTTCAATATCCTATTCAAAAATCAATAATGAAAATCTACATGTGGTTGATGATGGTGGATATATGGTGTTATCATAATAAAAAACCAAGGGAACGAAAAACCAATAAGGTATTTCTTTTCCTTTACTTAATGCCTAAGAAAAAAGAGGGTGAACTGCTTACGACTGAATTCGTCAATTCAGCTTATGCTCATCAAAATGCCCGTATTGACACGCAAGAAGATCATATAGTCATCTTCCGGGAAGAGGAGTGGTTCAAAGTCTTTATCCATGAAACCTTCCATCTTTTCAATATGGATTTAGGAGCTATGGACACGACAAATATGGTGCGGCAATTGTCCCATCTCTTCGGCTTTCCAAAGCATCAAACTATGTTAATGAATGAAATGTATAGTGAGACCTGTGCCACTATTATTAATGCAGCATTCGTGGCATTTTTCAATATGGAAGATGAATTAGCTAAGGGTAAAGACACATCTAAAAGCAAAATCAAAACCAAGGATTTTTGCAGTTTTTGGACAGAACTTCTTTACATGGAACAATTGTTTTCCCTTTGGCAGGGATGTAAAATGATCCAGAAACTAGGTATTGAGCAAATGCTTCTTCTTGATTCTAATAAAGGTCTCCCACTCTTGAGTCAACAAACCCATGTATTCGAGTATTATATACTAAAAATGCTATTAATGTCAAACTTACCCGAGTTCTTAAATATGTGTACTATTATGAATTCTATGGATTCTTTACTCTACTTCAAAAAGAAAGCTAAATATCAAAATGCCTTGATTAATGTTGTTAAAACATCGCCTATGTTGAAACATCCTAAATATTTTTTGAATTGGATGACTACAACGTGTCCTCCTTTCTTGCAGCGTTCCCTCCGGATGACCTTATTGGGTTAGAAAAGTTCCAGACCTGAAGGCCCGAATGCCTAAAAATAGAAAAAATTGAATCTATTTAATCTATAATAAATAGGTTCAACTAATTGACATCATACTTAGTCAAAACAAACTCAGAGTTTTAAACAGAAACACACATTATGGGTATTTTCCTACTTAACACATACTTAAGAGAAAACTCGCGCCAAGGCCGCGTATCAAAACACTTGAGTGAATTGAGGAATAAAAAGGTAGTTGTTGATACTAGCATTTATCTTTATCAGGGGAAAGCAGAGGGAGACGTAAAGACGTATATTAAGCGCCTGATTCTGCTATGTCGCCAATTCCAGATTGAACCTATTTTCATATTCGACGGGAAGCCACCTGATGAAAAAATAGCTACCCTAGAACGCCGTCAAGAGGAGAAAAACAACGCGGCTGCTCGCTTGGAAGAATTGCGAAACAAGATGAAGGCACTTGGGGAAGAGGAGGTAGATGTAGATGCCGAGGCCATTAAAAAACTGGAGAATCAAATTAAGGATGAGCAGAAGAAGTGTCTACATATTACTAATGCCGATATTAGAGAGGTCAAAGCTTATTTAGATGAAGGTCGTCTTCAATATATGGTAGCACCGGGGGAGGCGGATGCTTATTGTGCGAAAATGGTGATTCAGCGGCGAGCATGGGCATGCTTGAGCCAAGATATGGACTTGTTAGTATATGGATGTATACGGGTTTTGCGGGATTTAGACATGGACAAACAACGGGTATTGCTCTACCACTTGCCGACTATTTGCAAAGAAATGCGGCTGAGTTTCGACCAATTCAGGGATGTTTGCATCGTGGCGGGAACAGACTACAGCAATTTCAAGATGAATATTTTCAAATCGTTGAAACTCTTGCATCAATATCAAAAGCGGAATACCATGATGGACGAGCAAAGTTTCTGTATGAATTTTGAAACATGGCTTAAAAAAAATAGACATGCGCCTTCTGAGTTCAACATTAATTCAACCAAGGCCTTTTACGATGAATGTTTGAAAAAAATATCTCTTTAAAGATAAAGAATAAGATGAATTTAGCACCTGATCATAGACCAAAGAAGAAGACTATTCCTAAATATTTACATGTAAATACCAAATTTCGTCCTTATGTTAAAGGACAGCAACCTAAGGCTACAGATTTTCTATTGGATCTACCCTACACTATATCGAATGTGGTTTCTATGAAATTGAAATCCATGATTATTCCTAACACGGAGTATGCATTTGATTTGGATGAGACAAATAATTGTTTTCGAATTTTTAACTCAACGAATCAGGAAGGCAAAGATATTTGTATTCCTCCAGGAAATTATACTATTGATTCTTTGCAAGCTATGGTCAATGCTAATTTAGCTGATGCAGGAATAAATGATATTCAACTTCAGTACAATATTGCGGCTGATCCAAGTGGAGTTACTTCATTGAAGCAATTTCATTTTTCTCAATCTCCACATCACGAAAATGATATCAGTTTTGATTTGGATTTCAATGTATGCCCTGAACAATCTATACATAATACCTTTGGATGGGCGCTCGGTTTTCATAAGCCCTATTATAGTCATAAACTTCCCGCAATAGGTATTCGAGATACATCATCTTGTAATGTTTGTTTTGAAAATAGAAATAAAGGATTGGTGGGTGCCCCTGTTAAATACTATTCAACAGATTCAAGTTTTACCATAGGATTTTTTGCTGATGAACCAAAATCTAATTTTGAAGATGTAGTTTTATTGCCTACATCCAGTTATTATTTACTAAGTATTAATGATTATGTGAACAATGGTGATGTTACTTTCATTGATGCATGCTTACCCTCCAATGTTATTAATGATCCAAATATATTAGCTAAAATTCCTAGTAAATATGCTGATTCATTTTACAATGTATACAATGATTTAGATGAGGAGGTCAAGCGTGTTTATAGTGGTCCTGTGGATTTAAAACGAATACAAATTCGCCTTTACAATGATAATAATCGCATCGTGAATTTGAACAACGCAGATTATTCGTTCTTGTTGGAACTGGAAGTGCTTCAGTGATTAATCTAAACTTTTACACCTTCGCACATTTTATGTGCGTGGTTAATGTTACCTTTGTAACTGATAAATGCCGACAGGGTCGGTGTTTTAATAGTTCAAAGGTGTAAAAAAGTTTAATCAAAACACAAAAAATATAAAAATATGAATTGATGCTATTTTTATATTTTTTGTTTATTATTTTTTATGGACAAAGTTGAACAGAATGATGACTCAGATCAAATGGTTTTTGTTCAATACGATTTGCTAGATAAAAGGATGGGTCAACTGATATATTAAATGCTTGTGAAGAAATATCTATGGAAATAGGGGTAAATTCTATTTCCTCTATAGTTGGACAAGAGTCGCCATACAGAATCGGCGGTTTATTTGTAGCATACCTGATACGTCCTTGACTACCAAAATAATCATAGTATGATAAATGTTTATCTCCGTCTTCATCTATTTTTAATTGTGAATTTCCATTTTCAAAAATATCATTTAAGCTTCCATCCAATATTCCCCTTGTCCAATTACCTGATTTATGGGTGGCTATACGAATTTCATTTCTCTCTGGATTTAAACTTGTTTGTTTAAAATAAGTTATACTCGGTTCTTGAGTTGTTGGATCAATGGCTAAAGAAGGATATATTCCTACATCTCCTAATGTATCAATTGAATTAATAGTCCATATTATATCAGCCCCCGGAGTCCCGTTTGGAGCATAGGCATACTTTAAATCATCGTTTGAACTATCGTAATAAGCTATGTGTATATTTTTAGATATATCAAGAGATAATGATACACCAAGTGTTGAATTGTTACCAAATTTTTCAATTTCGTATAAATTCCAACTTAATTGACCTGAACCATCTTGAGCAAAGGCATATTTTACCATAGATTCATTATTACATAAATCTAGATAAGCAATATGACGATGACCTGAGGTATCTATGTACAAGGATGTAGCATAGGTTGTAGTTATTTCTCCACTAAATTCTTCAATATTATATAAATGCCAATTAATAGTTGTATTTCCTGCGGGTCCATACGCATATTTTAAATTTCTTGGAACATCCGTATTTGTATAAGAAATATGTCTATTTCCTGAATTATCAATAAATATTGAGGTGTAATTTCCTACATTTGTTGATACATCAACATCAAATAAATACCATGATATATCTTGACCTGAGCCATTTGTACCTCCAGATGGTCCATAAGCGTATTTTAAATCTTTGTTATCAGTAAATTTATAAGAAATGTGGCGGTTTCCTGAATTATCTAATGCCAATGAAGTGAATCTACCAACATTAGTTCCACTTCCATCAATGCTCATGGTATACCATACATTCGAATTATCTTCCTTATAAGCATATCTTAAATCTCCATTATTAAAATCAAAATAACTCAAGTTCACTGAATTTGTATTTGGCTCTAATGCTAAAGAAGAATAGGTTCCCATATCTTCCCCACTACCTGTGGTATTATAGCAACCATCCACGAATTGGACCGCGAAGCGTTCTTGGATCGTACCACCTCCCATTAAATTTTAAGATAAATAAGTATTTGAATTATAGATTATAGCTAGAATATAAAAATATGGATTGATATTATTTTTATATTTTTAGGTTTTTAGGTTTTGATTAAGCTTTTCCCAAAAGCTTAGTTTTTGATTAAGCTTTTCCCAAAAGCTTAGGTTTTGATTAAGCTTTTAGGAAAAGCTTAAAAGCTTAGGTTTTGATTAAGCTTTTAGGAAAAGCTTAAAAGCTTAGGTTTTGATTAAACTTTTTTAAAAGTTTAGTTTTTGGTTAAGCTTTTTTAAAAGCTTACTAAAAGCTTAAGCGGAGGTCGAGAAGGGCTCAGTCTGACCACTCTTGGCAAAGTGTGGGCTCATGTAGCGCTGGAGGTTGAAGTAGGTGAGCTCCTGGTTGGCCTCGATGTTGAGGAGCGAGCGGAGAGCAGAGTTGGGGTTAATCTTGCGTCCATTGCTTGCATCCTTAAGGGAGTGGGCAACAATGTACTTGTTGATCTCCTTCGTCACCTCAGTGCGGGCCATCTCAGTTCCAGAGGGCTTGCCAAGGAATGAAGCGAGCTCGTTACTAATAAGGGTGGGCTTCACAAATCCACTAGGAGCGCGGGCACCATTGCGCTTCTTGGCACGCTTGGCCTGAGCACGCTCAGCAGCCTTGAGCTCACGCGTCCAGCGCTTCTCGAGAGTACGGAACTCGGTGCGGAGGGCACTGAGCTGCGAGGCAACAGCGTTGAGGCGCGAAAGGAACTCAGTCGAGGACTCAGCGAGCTCAGTGAGCACCGAAGGGGCAGCAGCCTCAGTCTCCACAGGAGCAGCGGTAACCTCGTTCACAGAGGGAGTGGGGGTCGTCTCGACCGCAGCAGGGGCGGTCTTGGCGCGCTTAGTGGTGGTCGTCTTCTTGACCTTGGCAGCAGTGGCCGTCTTGGCAGGAGTGGCTGTCTTGGCAGCAGTGGTCTTGTTTGATGTCTTAGGCATATTATAACACTACATGACTACATGTCTTTAAATACCTTTTAACAACTATATATATTAACTATCAATACCGCACCACTTATGGTCACAAATAATTGCGTAAAATATACAAAAATCGCGTATATTCTAAAATTCCCAAATTAATGCATCACTGATTGATATAGCCAAGGCAATGCCTCCCTGGCTTCATAACTTACTAAAGTTAATGAGGCTAAAACATACATAGCACCAAGACCTTTATGAGCACTATCAATTCCATTATTTACCATATTTTCCATAAATCCAATAATTCTCCGTCTTTGCTGAATTTGGGAAAACCCCGCCATTTCAACCGCATGTCTGATTCCACCAAACGGATCTCCATGAGGAGGACAAATGGCTTGCTTGACTTCCGTAGTCAAACTCGCTCGGTAAAACCAAATATCCATTAACTCTCGACAGAAACGAATGAGTAAAGGATGATTTAAATTGTCAAACCATCTTTGGTCTGTGTAATTACCTAAAGCATCTATGTTTTGAAATAGAGACAACACTCTCAATTGTAATTGCTGTTCTTGCTCTTGCTGATGCTCTTGTTGCTGTTGCTGATTGTTACCACTAAGGTTTGCATTAGCATCCGACATCTCAAAAGTAAACGACACATCAACTGGTATTTTCAATATTTTAGACAATTTTATATTATTCTTTAAGCACATCACTATTTCTTTAGGAAAAGGCTGTCGGTTATAAGGATTCTCCGCTTTCTGCTTATGTCTCGAAAAAAGTTGGAATAGGGAAATCATACTAAAGCCGAATACAAACCCATCTTTATCCCGGAAAGAAATGAACTGCTGCCAAGGTATTTGACCCACATCTTCAAACGACAAAAAATCCGTGTCATTAGTGCACAAGCTGCGTTTCATGAAACCGCATCCACGCTGTTTTATCCACTTTCGCAAAAGCCACCCCCTAAAGGCTGCCTGTATTTTCACCGCCTCTTCATATAATCGCAAATAGTTAAACACATAAGTGGTCAATATTTCTTTACTACCAGTCCGTGGTAATTTGTATTCTCGACATATCTGCTTCAACATAGGTAATGTATAGTTCATCTCCAACACATTCTCATGTTCCCCAGGTTTAGGAATAAAGAAATCCTTCTCAACAACCCGTTTCCTAATTTTGGGAATATAAATTGGCTCTTCTAACCACTTGCTTTTCATGTATATATAGGGAAACCAAAATTTCTCTCCAGGTGGTTTTGCCTATTTTTTAAATACGGGTTTTCGATTTTCCAAATGTATTTCGGCAAAAATTGATTTAGAGAAATGCCTTCTATATAGATTAATATTGTGTTTCACACAGCTACTCTTACTGCAATGACTGCTTCACTCGTTCTCAACGGCGTTACTTTCGATGTCTCCAAGGTTTCCTACACCAAGCCCAAGGTTAATAATGCTGGTGGCAAGAGCGTCAATGTTCTTGGCGAAAACAAGAAGTCCCTCTGTATTTCCACTCCACTTATGCTTACGTGGGGTGTCAATGAGTATGAAGGTGACGGAAATACCCCCAGTAAGTATGATATGTCGCTCCAGTTCCCGCGTGACCAGGATGCCAACAACACTGAAGATGTACAGCAGTTTCTCGAGAATCTTCGCGAACTCGAAGAGAAGATCAAGGCCGATGCCCGAGCTCACGCCAAGGAATGGTTTGGCAAGACTAATATGTCAGCCGAGGTGATTGATGCCCTCTTCACCCCAATGCTCAAGTATCCCAAGGATCCCAACTCGGGAGAACCAGATCTCACTCGCCAGCCACGCATCGTCATCAAGCTTCCTTACTGGGATGGCAACTTCCGTACTGAAATTTACGACATGGACCGCAAGCCGCTCTATCCAGACCTGGAAAAGCCATCGCTTACACCAGTGGATTTCATCCAGAAGGGCCAGAATGTGGCACTCGTGATTCAGTCAGGTGGTATCTGGTTTGCCAATGGTAAGTTTGGCACTACATGGCGACTTGTTCAGGCTGTTGTTCAGCCAAAGGCCTCTATTCTTGGCAACCGCACGTGTCATGTAATCGTTCCGGATTCAGCCCGCCAGGTGCTCACTGCTGACCGCGTTCGTGAAGAGGAGGAAAGCGCACTTCTCCAGGATGAAGATACCTCGGCAGTAGCAGCAACCGCAACAGCAGTTGAATCGTCTGACGAAGAGGATGCAGCACCAGCACCAGCACCAGAACCAGAACCTACACCTCCATCCACGCCAAAGAAGAAGAAGGTCGTCCGCAAGAAGAAGGCTGCTGAGTAAACATACCAGCAGACAAAGTTGAAGGCTGCTGAGTAAACATACCAGCAGACAAAGTAGAAGGCTACTGAGTAAATAAAATCATATAAAATTCTATATTTTTTATTTGTTTTTTATAGTAATTAAAAATTAAATTGAAATTAACTATTCTTAATTACTATACACTATAAAACATCATCCATACAACTCCATGTAAAATGCTACTCGCTTAAAAATCAAGTTTTCAGTGTTGATGTAACACCCCAAAATACCATTATTTTTATGCCAAGCACAAACTCACTGATTCAAAAACACTCGAAGAATCACATATTGATCAAATGACTACCTGTTTATTCCTCGTTATTCGCGAAAACCAATAAACGTAGTTTCAAAACAAACATCTCTAAATGATAAATCTGCCGATAATACCGATTATAATTTTTATAAAATTCAAATACTAATTGGATCGCCGCATTGAATTTCTCCACGCCTATTCTTTTTTCGTTTTTCTTTATCAATTCGAAAAAACACTCTCCCAAATCCACATTGTAAGTTAGTATATCGTACAAATCATTCCGCAACGCAGTCAAATCTATTTTTTCATCTTCCAAATAATGCACAATATTATTTTGCAGATGACTATCGAAATTCACCCGATGGTTTAGATCTTTTATATTTCGTATGTCCCTTATATTGTGCTTGGTTAAAGAATTAGTACTATTTATTCCCTCACTAATATTCATATATTTGATCGCAGTAGGTCTTTTAAAAGGGACATAGATAGTATTATTTTTTATTGCAGAAGGAAGGCAACTCAAAGATGTGGATAGTAATAAAAAATTTAAATTTGGTCTAACTAAACCAGGTACACAGCTTTGTGTCATATAGGAATTAAACATATCCATCAAATCATGATGAGTTTTGTCGAAATTATGGCATAATACGAAAAAATCCTTGTTCTTCTTTGCAATAACTATATCAATAATATGTTCATAAATTTTATGCCATACTACTTTGGCATTACAGCCTAAAGATTCCATATTGACTTCTAAATGGACATCGCTGATTTTAAAACACATGGGTTGATCTCCCGAATCAATCATAATATTACATTTTTTTTCATAGGCAAGTTGACTTGGACTAAATTTCGATAACAGAAGCAACGCTTGACTATATTTGCCTATTCCATGTGGACCATAAAATAAATAATTGTCTTTCTTTAAAGATTCTAAAACCCTTGATATTTCGGTATGTAAATTATCTTTCTTTATTTTCTCCAATATTTCAGTAAAAGTTTTTTCCATTAAAACAACTTATAAAGTGGTGTCTATTTTTATTTATATGGATTATCAAATTAAGTTTAAAAATAAAGAAACATGTACAAATGTGTTTCTTTCCAGCTACTTTGTTACCTCTAAAAATTTATTTCCTAAGGACAATTTTGATGTTATTGGTAAACTTTATAATAGCTTTAAAGAAATATACGAACCAATTGAACATAAAGCTGAACCTGTAACTACATCTACATCTACATCTACATCTACAACTACAAACACAAACACAAACACAACTACAAACAATATATATTCCCTAGAAAATACACATCTGCGTATATTTCATGATAATTTATCTTCCGATTTTATTCAAAAATTCAGCACAAAAAAAATTAAGTTTATTAAGGTTGCCACTAAAGAAATACATTATTCTCCCATAGATATTCTTTACCTGTCTGCTCACCAATTCATGCTACATAACAAAGATGTAAAGAATTTTTTTGTTATAGGTAATCACGATGTAAAAATAGTGAATAATCCCTTCATCAATTTTCCTTTACAACAATCTATAGTTTTGAATGATGATATAAGTAAAAATTCTACAGAAAAAAAAACTGAAGATCTAGACAATCCTATAGTTGAAGTTGTAATTCCAGAAAAAAATAATAAAATGAGTCAAGAATTATTTATATCAAATGAAAGCAGCACATTGATTGAAAATACTAGCTTAATTCATAAACTTAAAACCTTGGGTATTTCTTTGAATGATTTAGTCCCAGAAAAAACTCTAAAATCTCGTCCATTATTATCATCAAATATAATTGGCGGCACTAAAGAGGTTTTATCAAGATTTATGGAAATGGTAATTCCATTTATAATTCACATTAATAAGAAATACAGAGAGTTTACCAAAAATAAGAAATCCTTTTCAACGACAAGTGTTAAAACATCTATAAATTATTATTCTTTATTCGAAGAAAAAATTATTACTGGATTTCCTTTTTACACTAACAAATCAGAATACTACATATTAAATGATAAGGAAAAGAATTCAATTATGTTTACACTTGATACTATTTAAAATTAAAAATATAAGATATATATTGAAAAAAAGTAATAAATTCAATATATATTTTATTGAAAATTATGGCTATGATTCTTCCTATTTACACTCTAATTGATCATAATCAGTGGCGTAGTATTAATTCCAAATATAAAAGTCGTCTTGAATATCACACGAGTGAATGTATATTCAAAGACATTTATATTGATTTGAATTTTATAAGTAATAGTCTTGAATTAAATCAAAATGTTGTTTCCATTTTGAATTCTTTTGAACAAACATTTGTTCATCCAAAAAGTTCCAGGCTATGGTTTTCACTTCAGTCATATGTGAATACACAAGAAAACAAGCGTCTTATTCTACATTTTGAAAACTTGAAACCTGAATTTGTATATACTCTTAAAGAAACAACTAGTTATTGATACCTAGCTTTGCTTCCAATTCTTTGATTTGCTTTTCTCCATCATCCGTTTCAAAGAAATTACGCGTCAAATCAATAATATGAAGTAAAATCATCTGGATTCCAATCGCCAATGCTGCAATTATTAACCAAACCCATTTACTTGTATTCGCTATATTTTTTATTATACCACTTCCCAAATTAGTTGTATCAAATTGATTTTGTGGTGAAGTTATTGTGGGGTCTTTGTTTAACTCTTTTAGTTCAAAGCTTTCAGCTGGTTTACTTGCTCCATTTTTAGGAAACATAACAAATGCTATAAAAGGAATCAAAAATAAGAATTGATTTACGTAAAAATATCCGGATTCCGCATACAGATTTCTAGCAACTTGAACTATCGCGGTTATCATGAAACCCATTAAGATAAGAGGTAAATAAAAATTTGTGTAATCGTATTTTGGGAGACTTTTAAAAGTTGGAATATTAATTTTAAAAAGGCTAAGCAATAACAATAATCCAATAGATATTATGTAAGGGATGCTGCCCAAATAGCGCTGAATCAGGTTTGAAGGAATTAATGTCAAAGCCCATCCCAAAAATGCAAATATAATAATAAAATATGTTTGTTTATCCATTTTAGATTTTTTGGTTATATTAATGGTTATATTATAGTACTATTAAAAATTTCATAAATAAATATCATTTAAGAAAGCATCGCTTCCAAGTCTTCCAATGGACAACTTTCAATTTTTTCCAGTGTCATGTTTTTCAGCGAGATGAATCGCGGTTTCTTCATTTGGGGAGTTTTATGGAAAATGTAATAACCAAACTTGCTTTGTCGTACACTGGCTACATCATTGATTTTTCTCAATGTATCCCTAGGTCGTTCAATAAACTCCACGATCTCCTCTATGGTTGCCTCCTCAAGTGTCTTGTTTTGCCTACTCAGTTCTTGCTCCAAACCACGCAATGAATGCTTGGTATCTCCACACAGAGCGAAATAGCCGAATTTACCCTTTTTCATAAAGAGGTCTTCCCCCTTGTATTTTCCCAATGAGTGTTGCTGGTAATCTTGCAAAACCTCCTCCAGCGCATATTCTTTACGTTTCAGTTTTCCAATATCCAGATCCTTTCGCACGTTTTTGAATTGAGTCACTCCGTGCTTCTCATATTTCACTACTGGACCATACTTGCCAATAAGATAAGTGTGGTGCGCATCCAATTGAATAGTGATTTTCTCCTTCACCTGAATAGGATTTGAAAGCGTGTCGATTTGTTGATAACATTCACGACACACACTATGCCATTCCAATTCACGCTTAGCTATGTGGTCCAATTTTCCCTCCATATCTTTGGTGTATTCATAATTGAATAAATCGCTAAAGTGTTGTATGAGAAACTCGATCACCATAATGCCCAATGACTGAATAACCAACTTGTTTTTTTCATTGCCAAACTCGCGCTTCGTCTCATGTTCGGTAATTTCATCGTTTTCCAGCTCGAAATCCTTACATGAAAGCATCTTACCTTTGACATTTTCACGTTTTACATAACCCCTGTCTTGAATTTTCTCAATGAGACTCGAAAAGGTCGATGGACGGCCTATTCCCTTTTCCTCCAACAACTGCACCAACTTCGCCTCCGTGTAATGCTGTTTCAATTCTTTCAATGTCACTTTAGCATGAATTTTTTTATAATCCATTTGCGTCCCTGTCTTGATTTTTGACAAATACGCATAAATTTCATTCACATCGGTGACCTTTACGTCCCACACAGCTTTCCACCCAGGGAATACGACTTGTTCTTCACTCGCCTTGTATTCCATGTTATCAGGAGCACTTACTTTGAATGTAATGCCATTATAGAGTGCTGGTGCCATACAGCTTGCCGCCGTATTATTCCAAATCAAATTATACATACGGCGCTCTTTTCCACTGATATCCTCTTCGATTTCCCGCCGACTAATGAGTGTCGGTCTAATCGCTTCGTGCGCTTCTTGTGCCTTCACTTCATCATCGTCTTCGCCGCCGCCATCTGTTTTCTTTGCCTTTCCACCTTTGGCAGCTTTTGTCTTGACCTTTTTGCTTGTTTTTCCATCGGCTGCACGCTCCGACAAACTCATCAATTCTGGATGAACATAATCTTTGCTCCACGTTTGCTGAATATAAGTATCGGCAATCTCCAGAAATTCCTTGCTGTATGTTTCACTATCCGTTCGCATATAGGTAATATAGCCACCTTCATACAGCTTCTGGCAAATCGCCATCGTATCTTTAGGACTACACCGCATCTCATTGTTGGCGGCTTGCTGTAGAGCACTCGTAGTAAATGGCTTCGGTGGTTTTTTGGTCGTCTTTCGCACTTTACCCTTTTCAAAAACATGGTCATGGTTCACACTATCTTCCAAAAACTTTTCCATCGGTTCAGGCGAAACGATCGACGTAGATAATTGGAAAGGAATCACCTTGCTTGTAAAATATCCTGTCGTATTGTACACCATTTTACCAGGGGCTTTCTGGATTTCTTTGTAATTATCATATACCAATGTAAGAGCGGGCGTTTGACATCGCCCCGCACTCAAACCTTGCTTCGATTTACGCGTGATGTTTGCCCATAAAATCGGTGAAATGCGAAACCCCACCACTAGGTCGAGGATTTGCCGAGCCTGCGCCGCGTTCACCTTCGCCATGTCAATCGTCGTCGTACTCCGCACAGCAGCCAATATTGCTGGTTTGGTAATCTCATGGAAAATCATGCGCTTGGTAGATCCCACCGAAAGCCCAAACTGCTGGCAAATATGCCACGCAATAGCCTCCCCTTCGCGGTCATCGTCCGTAGCCAACAAAACCTCCTTGGCTTGCTTTATGAATTGCTTCAGACGGGCAATATGCGCCCTTTTCTCGACAATGGGTCTGTATGTAGGTGTAAAATTATGTTCTACATCTACATCCTTTAAATCTGATAAACAAGTAATATGTCCGTAAGAGGCCACACATTTATAATTTGGTCCCAAGAACTCTTCGATTTTCCCGCACTTTGCAGGCGATTCCACTATCACAAGTGTTTTAAGCATTATTTTTTGTCTTTTCAAGTTCGACTATCTTTCTTTCTATATACATTTTTTTTAACATTTCAATTTTAAAATCTTTATAGGACATATTTTTTATTCTGCGATGATTCGGGTCTTTCATCTCTTTGGCTTTGCGGTTGGCCTCCTGACGCTCCGCGCGCTTGTCCAATTTTTCTCCTTGACGCATTGCCGAATCTATATATAATTCTTTTAATAAACGTCCTACCTTTACTGACCCTTCGTGTTGGTCCAAATTTCCTTCTTCTATTTCAGACAAAACATCCAAAAACTGCGCCAATATATTGAGATTCAATTCATCTTTAATGAGCTTATTGAAAATATCTGTGTAGTGGTTGTAAAGGAAATTACAATCTTTATACACCTTTTCTTTGAAAAATTTATTACCTAAACTATTTGGATATTTCTTCTTCAACTCGATATACCTAGTTACATTGTCTCTAATAAGCTCACTATGTTTCAGTTGCCGAATCTTTTCAGTTTGATCCCCCGGATTATGCTCCGCTATCAAATCATTTAATTTAAGGCGTTCATCATCAGTCAACATGCTGTTATAGTTTTTCTATTTAAATACTTATTTATTGAATTGTTTAATACTATTTTTAATCTTATTATATATATAATGACATCAACAAACCCCGCTCTTTATCCGTTTATTATTCCTCCTGCTATTAAAGCTCCTTTGCCTGGGGGAACTCAAACTGCTGGGGAAGCCGCTCTTCATTTACAGCAACAACAATTAGCAACACAATTAGCTGGTGGTGGTGCTTTATCACCGGGTAATGTGGCTACTATACCACCTGAAGGTACACCAATTCCAGTTCCCCAAGTCAGCTCCCCTGCCATTAATGTAAATCCTTTAATGAATGCCCATACTGCTGCCAAAACTGGTGCTATCAACTTTTTAAATAATCACGCCAATGCAGAATATGATGATTTAGCTGGACAAGATGCTCCGCAATCAGGTGGGTCACTTATGAAAGAATTGAGCGAGTTACACAAGACAGGCCACGTAGGTCCACACACCTCCTGCTATTTGTCGGGCGGAAAGAAACATCGTAAGAAATGTGGAACTAAAAAAAAGCGAACTAAAGGTTTAAAGAAAAAGGGAAAGAAAAAGGGAAAAGAAAAGAAAAAAACACAACGCCGCCATAAAGTAAGAAGCGCAAATTATCTTACAAAAAAAAATAATAACCTAATATAACTAATATAACTTATTAACTTTCAATAATGAATCTTAATGATATATGGACAACCATACTCATTTTCTTGATATTTTTCATTCTTATTCTTTCCATTACTTTTTCACTCGGCCTGAAAAATATTGAACAAGATTGGCCGAAATATAGATGTAATCCGGCAGTGATGCCTTTCGCCAGCTATTTCGGCCATGATACAAGCGAGAATTTCACATATTGTACACAAAATATTCAAACGAATTACATGCCATTTTTATTGGAACCTATACATTATGTGCTAAATCTCACGAATCAAATTGGTGCACAGCTCGGTAAGGGCATCAATGATGCCCGAAATATGTTTTCCGTCTTACGATCGTTTTTCTCTTCCATTTTCCAAAAAATATTCCAAATCTTCCATAACATCATTATTCAGTTTCAGCTGATCACTATCAAAATGAGGGATATCGTTGGTAAATTCGTTGGTACTATAGTTTCCCTCCTTTATATATTAGACGGCTCAGTCAAGACAACCCAGTCATTATGGAATGGTCCCGCGGGAGCCATGATCCGCGCTTTGTAGAAGTTTATTCTATGTCATTTATATTTTTCTTTAAGTTCTCTCTATAAAGATTAAAGAAAAATCCAACAAAAAATCACCCAAAAACTGCCTATATGGCCACCCCCGGCATCCAACCCCTGCAATCCCTGCAATGCCCCCTGGGGGGAGGGTCTATTATTATCTTTTGATATTAATTTGATAATTTGATAATTTTATTTTTCCTTTTTTCTTTTTCTTTTTCTTTTTCTTAAAAAATTTTTTTTTCTTTTTTTTTCAATTTTAAAATTATTTTTTTCGCAGAAATTATTTTTTTTTCTTTAAAAAATTTATTTTAAAACTAGTTTTTTTCA